GCCACCCCCTGGAAAGAGGCTCGCGGTGAATGGTTTGAAGATCCCACCGAGAGCGCCCAGCAGTGGGTCGAGGAATGTTGCACGAAGCAAGACGCGGAAGAGCTCTCTGGCGAGGTCTTTCAGCATATCTTTGACGCTACCACCCTTTATGATGATATCCTCAAAGCTATTCACTACGGCTGCTGCCATCTGGTCTGCGGCACGTGCGAATCTGTTAGTAAGTGCAAGTTGTGCCTCAAGGAGCGCCTTGTATTCCTTGGTCTTCTCAATAATCTCGTCCTCTGCCGCACCAGCTTTTCTCAGCGCTTGCTCCATTCGCAGCAGCGGCAATTCGACTTTAGTGAAGACCTCGAAGGATTCCGGACCTGAGGCGAGTGCCCTATTCGATGCGCGGAGCCGATCGATTTGGTTCTGCGCGCGTTCCATGGCTGTCGCGACTCTCTTGCTTGCACGCGCGAGATCCCTAGCGGCCTTTGTACGGGCTTTCTCTGCTTCAGTTAGAGCCTTCTCTGCCACGGTATTCCTGATCAATGCTGCCTCGAATGCTGCCTCGAGTATGAGTCGATCCTTCATGCTTACATTTGTGTCCACAAACGCGGCACTAAACGCCCTAACGGCTACAGTGACATCGTCAAATAAGTCTACAGCCTGCTGGCCCTTCTGTAGCGCCTGGAAGCGTAAGTCTAGCTCGGCGACTTGTGTAATAGCATCTCTCAGGACCTCGTTAGACGTCTTCATCTTGTCGACCGCTTCCTTGGCGTTCTGGACCCTTATCATGAAGCGGAAGAATGCCTCAGCAAGATTGTCAACAGTAAGCGCCATCGGAATCATGAAGTCGCCAGTCTTCATGAGTTTCCCTGCGAGTGCCCCAAGCTCCTTTGCGCCAAGAGCTTCAACTGTGGCCATAGTCTCGAAGCGGGTTATGAGTAGGTCTATGTTGTCTATGCCAATCCTACCAACGAACCCCAAAACTTCTTCATAGACCTTGAGTTCTGCCGCAGCGTCTTTGATGTCGTCACTGAGGGTCTTGAATTCCTGGCTAAGCTTCGCTGGGGCCTCAAGCCCTGTGGCTTCTAATGTCGCGAGCGTGTCGTCGAGCCCCACTACGGCCTCAGAGGTTGCATCAAGTGCCTTCTTTACGAAGAAGGTTGCCGTCACAAAAGCGACGAGTGCGGCTACCACCTTGAGTATGGTCGTAAGTGCCGCGCCAAATGGGTTGGCCAATATGGCGAAATTGAATGCCAGCATAGCCGCTGTGGCTGTCCTTATCAGTTTGATGAGCGTGACAAAACCAGCGAAGATGGCAGGAGAGAGCATCACGAGCATGGCTGCCCCTGCTCCCGCAAACAGCGCAATGAGTAGGCTCATATTCTCGCGGAGGGCTTTTATGCCCCGTGTGATCTTCTGAATGAGGCCAATGAATATCTGGGACGAATTCGAAACCCTATCGAACGCTATGCCAAATAGTAAGCTCTGGTTGGCCAATAAGTTCATCGAGCCTTGGAAGCTATTTACATTGTCTAGGGCTGCTGCTCCGAAGGACTTCTCGAGGGCGACAGCGAACTTGGGTAGGAATTCGTCAGCGAGTAGTTCGCCGGCCTTCAACATCTCACCCAGCTTCATTGTAGTGACACCCATGGATTCTGCAGCAAGACGGAAAGCACCAGGTAAGCGCTCGCCCAACTGGCCTCTGAGCTCTTCTGCTTGTACCGAGCCCTTGGACATAATCTGTTCAATTGCTCGGAAGGTGCCTTCGACTTCTCCTGCGCCCAGACGGAGAGCCGCGGCGGCTTTCGATACGGCTAGGAAGATCTTTCGTGCACCCTCACCTTCTAGGGACGTACCGCGTGCGGCAGCAGACAACCTCGAAAACGCTTTAGCACTTGTATCAATGCGCAGACCCAATTTGGTGGCGGTCGTAATGACGAAGGACATCTGCTTGCGGGCGATTTCTATGCTACCGGAAGCAGCCTTGAACCGTGCCATCGATGCCTCAAATACCCTACTTGCCTGGACTGCTGACGCGGCAAGTTTTGAGAAGCCGACAATGGCAGCTGTTACGCCAGCAAAGAGGCCCACGAGAAGTAGTGTGGACCTTCCTGCGATGGCCCCAAGGGATCTGATACGAGCACCAATCCCCGACAATGGACCTACAGCGAGGACTGCAGACGACTCGAGGTTTCGAAGGACCGTATTAAGCTGGCCCACCTTCTCAGCTTTCGCCGCCGTGTTGAGGTCCATAAGAGCACGCCGTGAACGTCCCAGCTTGGCAGCAAATGCGTCCTGCGCCTCAGTGAACTGCCGTGTAGTGAGCGTGCTCTGGGTCATTGTTGTCGTAAAGGTTTGGAACGCACGTGTGTTACGTGAGATGTTCTCTGCCTGCGCTGGACCTGCTCCTTTACGCAGCTGTGCATTTAATTGCAGGGTTGCTTGAAACGCCTTCTTGGTAGCAGACTCCTGCCGCGTCCGTGCGGCAACGAGCTTGTTGGCATTGTCGACTTGTGACTTAGCTACGGCGTCGGTCTTCTTGGAGAAGGCCGCAAGGACAGAGATTGATTTACGCAGCCCTTGCGTGTTCGCGTCGATCCCAAAGTTGACATTTCCAATTGAGAGGGCCACTGCTATCTCCTACCGTCTACCACTGCGCGCCGCAAGTGCCTTGGCTTTGAGTGCTTGCTTTCTTTGCGCACGATTTTGCTCCTCAGCATCCAGACGCAACAATGCCATATATTGCGTTATGTCGTCCAGGGTGGCAAATGCCATCACTTCGTGTATGTACTTTCCGTGATCGTAGGCATACTGCGCAACTATTCTGCTAAAGGGTCACTCTTCATGGCCTCCATCGCGGCGGCTATGTCAACACCCGTGAGATCCGCGATAGCTTCATTCAGCACCTGAAGATCCTTGCCAAACGGCCACCTCAGTATCATTTCCTTATCGGCAGATTCGAAAACGTGCTCGTCTGTCCCTGGTACGAACGCGTACTCGATGATCATGTCCACAGCGCGGGACACGTTGTCGCCGATGTCTCGTGACTTTAGGATTGCTTCGAGCGTGGGTTGTTTCAGCTCTATGTCCATACCAAAGAGCGTGATCATCTTCGATTCTGCTACTGGCGTCTTGCCTAAGAGCTTCGCGCGTATCTCGTCGCGTGTGGGCGACGCTTCTACGGCGTCTTTCTTTGCTGCTGCTGCTGATTTGTTCATGTCATTTCGCCTTTGTCAGTTTAGTGGGGGGGGTCAGGAGTATCTACTTAGCCGAAAACTCCTGAGTCGCGACCTCGCTCCGTTCCATTCCGGCGATCTTATCGCCTACAGTTGTTGCCATGTCGTTCTCCTTGCTGTGTTGTCCTATTTGCCTAGGGGTTAAACTTCAGTGAACTGTCCGGTTCCTTGAAGCTCCATCGTGAACACGTTCATGTTAGACAAGCCGCCACTCAGCGAGATGTCCGTAACCACCATGGCACCTTCGATGCCATCTAATGGTGATGCTCCTTCGACCCCTGTTGGCAGATACTGAACCTCATAGGTGTTCAATTCATCGAGCCATGATGTGAGGGCCCATTGGATTGCCAGATTGAGTGTGGTGTTCGTATGCTGCCACCCGAACGGGAACTCAACTGCGGGGTTGGTTGTCTCGTCAGGCACCGTGAGGGCAAAGTTCAGAGATTCCTCTTCCAAAGCACCTACTGTACCGCTTTGGCCAGTAGTGGCTAGCTTGAAGAAGCCCCGGGCTATGGACGACCCGTCACCCGCAGGATCGATCTCAATGATTATCTCGTTCCTCAGCTTGAGATCATCCTTGGCATTATGTGTGGCACTCACGAGCCAGATACCACCTAGCTCAAGAGCCACCGTTCGGAGACCCGCACTGAAGACTCGCGTACCCGAGTTGCCCTGCGCAGTTAGGAAGTCGGTCTCATCAATTGCTTCCGCCGTCATGGTCATCGAGTAGCTATTGGCCTTACCAATAGCCGCTGTCGGGAAGCTCTTGCCTGTCGCCGTAATAGCCCCACCTGGAGAGTACGATGCCACGAATGTGACCCTACCGAACAGGTAGTCGATGTTGAGGATATCTGCATCTGCTACTGGCACTGCAGTGTCGAGGATTTCCATCGTAGCCTCGCTACGATCCCAGATTCCCTTCGCGGCATCATCGATCTGATAGGTCTTGCCGCTGACAAGGGTCATGGATTCAGCTGTGAATGCCACAGCAGTGCCGACTTCCTTGATCTCAGCCAAGTACCCACTGAAGCCTTTGAAGATGCCGTCCGAACTTACGGACCAGCCTACAAGGCCGACATCTGTGGACGAAAACGTTTGGCCAAGGATCGTGTCATCGACAGCCTCGGCTTCTGATTGAAAGCTGCCTTGTGAACCGGGCAAATTCTCCCAGGTTACGCCGGCGTCATTGGATATATTGATTACCTTTGCCATTGCATTATCTCCTTACAAGGGTAGTCTGTTACTGAGGGCCACGTCCTGTGGCTCAAGAATAATGGCGAAATTGAGTGTGAATAGGGGTCTCATGGATTCATCCCTGCCAATAAATGCAGGCCCGTCGCCGTTCATTGTGATGCCATCCCATCGGTCCAAATTAACGACCTGAGCTGAGATGCCTAGCAGGATGTCTTTGACTGCTTTGCCCTCGCGCCAGGTATTCAAGTACCCACTGACTTTACCACGTACCATTACCTGTACGGTGGGAAAGTCTAATTGATACTTCGGGTTCGGTTCGATACCCCCCGTGTCCGAGATCATGATTACCTCATCAGGGCTGTCTGGGAACGCACCAATCTCGGACACCCATCCAGAGGTCGCTACGTGTGCAGCAAGCAAATCTTTGATGCCTACAGACATGGGGGACTCGGCCATTATGGTTTAAGCCCCGTCTGTTGCTGAATAAATCGACCTACGCGTCTGACGAAGTCCCCAACGTGCTTGTCAACAGCAGCCTTCAAATAAAGGGCTTGTGTTGGCGGTGCGTGACGAAAGGCGAGGTTCTCATGTACGAAGCCCGCATAGAAGGGTTGACCGAAGCGACCGTATCCTATCTCTGCAGATACTCGGCCCCCGCGGGCCTGTGTACGCACTTCAATGAAACCCGAGCGTTTCAATTTGCCAGTATCCACTGGCACGAGACGCTGAGATTCGTCGAAGATTGGCTGCAGGCCGAAACGGATTGCTTCAGGCGTCACGCCTTCGATTCTCTCGATGAGCTTCAGCATGTTGCTCTTGACCGTATTCATCTGCTCCCGAATGATGCGGATGTACTGAGCCTCGGAGGGCGAAGGCACATTCGTGACCCTAACGCGGCCAACTGTAAAGTTTAGTGGGCCAGCCATTAAAGGATCGCCTTCATGATTTGATTGAGCCCACGGAGGTCTGTGGACCTATTGTAGCCTCTGATTCTAAAAGGTCCGTCGATGGCTGTAGGGTCTGCATCTGCTGTGAGATCCCCCTGGCCTAGGTAGTCACCAATGGCCACGGCCTGGGGTACGTATACGACAGCGTTCGATGTTTCCTCTTCACCCGCCAACGTGAGGAATAGGACGTTCTTGTCTTCCCAACGCCCCTTAAACGTGACAGGCGCGCCATACGTGAAGCCGCCGAAACCATCGGACCCAGCATTGGGCCAGTGTGTTACATTATCGTGCATGTTTCTTTCGACGCCCATAATTATACAACCCTGAACTCGGCCTTGAGCTGTGTTGCGGCGACAGAGTTCAAAATACCGGTGGTGTCAATTGCAAGAGCCTGCTGCCCGAAACGAGTAGCCTTCAGCCCTTGGCCATAGATGTTAGCGAAGGACTCGTCAGCATCACCAAGCTTGGAGCGTGTAAGACCACCCTGCTCTTCAGTAAGGGCAACGTAGTGTGCGGCGAGATAGAGTTCGATCTTGGCAAGGATCGCGTCTGTATGCCCAGCCGAAGCGAGATGCGTGTCAACGAATAGGTTTGCTGTATCAATGAAGTTCGTTAGAACAACCGAGTCAGCAATTTTCGTTGGCACTACCTCTTTAACTGCTCCAGCTGTGACCCTTGCTGCCACCTACTTTTACGACTCTTCAGAGCCGCCTCCTTCGCTTTCTGAGGGTGCTTCTTTTGGGCTCGTCGTCTGCACTTTGACGGCTTCTGAAGTCGTTGTGGCATCTTCAGCACCTTCAGCAGCGGCCTCCTCTTCGGCAGCCTTAACAGCCGCTTCGGCCTTTGCAACGCCTGGATCCTTTAGATACCGCGAGAATGTCTTTGCAGACCTTGCAGACAGAAACACCGTATCACCGATTTCTGCTCTGTAACGCGCGCCCGTGTCGGGATCAAGTGCGTGAATGGGCTTTGGGCCCACAACGATCCGTTCAACAAGTCCATCTCTTGCATTTGCCTTTGCCTTTGCCATGTGTATGTCCTCTTGTTGTTGACCGAAGTAGGGGCTCCATCACCATGATGGAGCCCCATATCCTTCGGAGCGTTGTTACCTCTTACGAGATAACTGCGACACCTGATTGCAGGGTCTGCGTCCACCTCAAACGTGGGATCATGATTGACATGACCTTGAAGTGAAGTTGCATTCCACCTTGGGTCTCCCACTGGACAGTGGTCGGCTGGAGGCCGATGACCTCATCGATGACATCGCGTGTCAGCTGGTACACATACGCGTTGTTCGCGGCCACGTTCGATGACGGGATGATTCCTGATATACCTTCGATGTCCGCGACCCTCTGGGCGATGGTTTTGCCCGTGATGTCGGTAGCGATGTAATCATTTTGCATCCTGTTCCACGTGGTGTAGTTCACAACCAGCTGGTACGGGCCAAACATGAAATTGGCCTGCAACGCTGCAATGGCCGCCAGGACGTCTGTCACGTAGTCAACGGCTATGGATGTGGTATCCCATAGTGCCGTCATTGTGACAGCCTCACTGTTCGGCACTGTACTCAGACCGTAGATCCGAGCGGTGCCGACACGTGTCGCGTGTCCGTCGACCACCATAGCCTCTGTAGCCTCTGCGACTAGTCGACCAGCCAATTCTGCTTGCGCAAGATCAAGTGGCTGACCTAGTGTGCGTGAAGCCGTCAGCTTCCGAATGTTGATGGTGAAGTCCTTATGGATGATCGGAAGCGGCATGCTCGCCAAGATGTACTCGAGGGTGTCTTCCTGCCCTCTGGTCACACCACTCATCGAGACATCGGCCGCTTGCATATCACTTACCGTCTCCCACTCGAGGATGGTAGTGCCAAGCCCGTTACCGATGTTAAACGATAGGCCTGCAGCCACAAGGGCTGACACCAGCGGGAGTCGCTGACGCGCTACCTCAATGAGAGCGGTGTCCAACTGGGACCACTCGTCTTTGCGGAGGACATCATTTGTGCGAAGGGCACCAATATTGAAGTTGGATTGCATCAGGCGTGTTGCCACGTCACCAGTGCTCCTCAACGTACCACCCTGGGCAGAAATAAGATCGACCTGAGCTCCGTTAGGAAGTAACATTTTGCTTTCTCCTGTTCAGGGTTTAGGTTTAGTAAATTTCGCAGCGGAAACGTACACCCGCTCCGGCTGTGTCAAGCGCTTTGCCGATGACCGAATTTCGTGCGGTATCGGCTGTGGCAGCTGATGTAGCTACCGTCCGTAGTGTGCCATCGCCTGTTGACTCGACGAAGTCCTCAGCTGTTACACCTGCACCCGACGCGATTGCATACACGATGGATCCCGGAGGACACACCGCATAAAGCAACGTATCATTGTCTGCGTAGTCTTCGCTGATGGGATTGCCGACTACTTCGTTCTCGACCGCAAACGACTTTTGCGCCGTCAGACCTGCACCCGCATGAACGATTATGTCCGTATCGGGGCCTTGGACGAGATGTCCTGGAGTGACGACGCCAGCTGCGATGCCTTCCTTACGAATGCAAAGCTCAGCGCCTACCACGAGAATTGTCTTGATCGCCATGAGTAATTACTCCTGTGGGTTAATGCTGGCGTTAAGCGGCGCCGGCGTTGTTAAGATCGAAGAGCTGCGGGGGCTCGGGAACTGCATCTGCGTCTTGTGCGGTTGTCAGCACCGG